AACCGTCGCCCCGGCCGGATTGCAACAAATCCAAGCCGATCCAGTGCTGGCCGGTGGCCAGCTCGCGCACTAGATACCAATGCCGAGAGCCGGTAACGCATGCGCGCACCAGCTGCAGGCGGTCGCCAAACCGTTCAGGGCGGCGCAAGTGGCGGACCATATCGGCCCGGGTTTCCCATTGGGGAGAAAAAAGCCAGCCCATGATTAAACCCCCACGGCCAGGTCGGCGTCGGCCAGTAGGTCGACGGCGCGCGCCTTAAGCGCGGCCCCGGTGCCAAACCAGGCGGATTCCATGCGGGTATTGTTCGAGCGGCCGCGCTCATGATCGACCAGCTCGGTCACCGCGTTAAGCATAGCCCAGCGGGTACCGGCCACGCCAGGCAGCTCCGAACCGATCGCCGCGCCGTTAAATAATTGCATGATCCGAACGTAAGCCTTTGATTCGGTCACCGGGCGGGCGCTGGAATGATACGGGCGGAGCAGCTCGGCCACGAACGCGTCGGCCTGATCCTGATCCATGCCAAACCCGGCCAGCTGGCGCGACTGTACTAAAAAACCCTCCCAGGCGTTCGCAACGATTCCCAGCTGCAGGCGGACCGCGTCGGCGTCAAATTTCTCGGAATGCAATACACGAACGGCGCTTTTTAAATAGCCGGTATTTATTTCGCTTTCGCCCTTAGTCGGGCGGCCGTTACTGTAGCCACCGACGGCGGCCGTGATTGTGTTATTGCAAACCACGCGAATCGCCGTAAATTTCGCAACTGTCGCCATGGTCCCGTCGTATGACGTGCCCAGCAACAAGTACGGTTTAACCAGGTCGGAGCTCACCACGGGGGCCGCGTCGCCCACGCTGGCCAGGGCCCAAACCCGGCGGCCGTCACTTAACGCCCCGGCCGTTTCGAGCTGGAACCCTCCTAGGTCGACCAGGGACCGAAAAAAATCCATCACTTGGCCAGGTTGAACCACGTTGTAAGCATTCGACACGACGGCCAGGGGCGCGCCAGTGTCCGAGCGGTGCAACACTTTGCGCGCTGGCCAGGTTTGCAGGTCGGTGCTGGCCGGTGTTGAATATTTAACCGGACTCTCAAGCACGTCATAAGCCAGCCCGGCTTCGCGCGTCCAGGTTTCAATACTGGCCCCAGGTGTCAGGGCTTGGCCCAAGCCATGCCAAGGGGTTTCGCCAGCGTATGCAATAGCGGCGCGGCCGGTAGTTTCGTCGATCATATGAGCCATGATAATTTCTCGCTTTCTTTTGGTAGGTGCCGGGGAAAATCCCCCGACGGTTTTATTTTAGTCTAAAGTTTTTCCGTTTGTCAACAAGTCAACAAATAAATTTTATTTGGCCATGCCCAGGTCGCCGACCACGTGGTGGCGTAGCAGCGAACCAGGCGGGAGCGAACGGGCAAAGCGAACCACGGCCGCGCCGTCGCTGGCGTCGCCGGTTTTCCTGGTCGATTCCCATGCCAAGCGGACCGGGCCGCCGTTACCATAGCAGCCGCCGGGGGTATCGTCGCCGACCAGGCGCGCGCCGCTACCATGCGCCACAAACACGACAACATAATCACGGTCGCCGCGTGCACACAACGGACGGCCGCCGCCGCATTGATCGCAGCTAAAATTTTCGGCCAGCTCGGCCGGGCATTGAATGAAGCGCACGCCGTCGACGGTGTACGGCCAAACCGTACCCGACGGGGCGGCCACCACGGCCGGGCGGCCAGCGGCCACGGCGGCCAGGGCCTGGGGGATCGTGTCGCAGCTCGCATTTATTACGGTTTCACCAGGCGCGGGCACGGGTAGCAGCTCGGCCGGAAAATGCGAATAGGTCCAAGCCTGGCCATTACGGGGCACGGCCTGGCGCACGGCCTGCAAATAATCCAGGTCGACCAGGTCGGCCGCGTGCTGGCCCTGGGGGTTTAATGCGCAGGCTTTCGGGCAGGTGGCAAAAACATTATGGCCACCGGCGCGATAAGTTACGGCGATCGGCCCGGTTTTTTTATTGCCGGAATGCTTTACGGTTTTCAACATAATTTCTCGCTTTCTTTTTTTCTAGGTGGCCGGGCGATTGCATGGCCTGGATTTATTTTAGTCTAGTGTTTATCAACTTGTCAACTACCTGCAGATAAAAAACCCGGCACGCGGCCGGGTTAATCAAAAAAGCGAACGGGATCAGCTCCGACGGTCGGCCAGTGCCTGGTCGGCTTCGGTGGCGCACGCCTGCCAAGCATTCCAGGAAATAAAACCGGTTTCAGCGTCGGCCGGGGTATCGGTGGCCAAAATTTCAAGCGAATAACGGCGCAGGGCTTCCAAAACAAAAGCCTGCATGAGCGGGCCCGTGCTGGCCTGCTCCATTACGCGGACAATAAATTTCGTGTTTGTTTCGTGTCGCATGCTGGCCCCTTATGGTCGGACAGAAAAAGTATTATTTTGGAAAAAGTCGCGGATCACTTCGTCCAGGTCAACGTTAGCCCTTACCGCCTGGCCGATCTTGTCGGTGTCGAATTCTCCGGCCAGGTCGGACAGGTCGATCTCGCCCGCGATGTCGTTCAGCTGCGAATCGGTCAGCTCGTTTACCAAATTCTCCATGTCGATGTGCTCGGCCAATTTTTCCAGGTCAATGTTATGCGCAATCCCTGCCATGGCGTTGTCTCCCTCGGCATTGGCCAGCTCTTCGCGGACCATCTCGACCACCATGGGGCGCAGCTGCTCGGCGATGTCTTTTACAAGGGCCTGCATGAGTGTATTGAATTCCATTTCTTTCTCTCTTTCTAGGGTTACGGCTTTGCGGATCGCTCGGCCTGATTAAATTATAAATCTACTTTTATCAACTTGTCAACTGTCACCACCGAATACTTTGTGGAATAGCCAAAAGCCCAGCAGGCGACGGATTAAGCCCCGCGTGTTTGCGCGTTGCTGCTCCGGGCACGGTGGCGGCCTTGGTAACTGTCGCAAGCGCTTTCGTTCGCGCCTTCGCATAGTCAAAGGTCAAAGCCTGCGGGCTCGTCTGATGTATTACACAAAAAACGGGTGGCCTCTAGCTTTGAGCCTCGCATGATGTCCAGGTAGCACTCAATGTCCGCGTCCAGAACGGCCCGGTCGGGCACGATCCAAACAAAGCGCTCTTGGTAGTTTCCCGGGTGATTGTAAAAACGCACGTAAAAAGCCTGATTCATTGCGTCACCTCTTTAGATGAAAAAACAACGACGCCCTCGAATTCACTGGGCACCAAATAGCTGTCATACCCGCCGCCACAAATAAGGTCGTCGACGTCTTCCCTGTCTAAGTCCATCATTCGCTTTTCGTCAATGCTGTGAATAATGACGCAGGGCTCCTCGTCGTCTCTGCCCGCAACGTAAAACGTGCCATGGGTCATATTGCCAAACCATACCTCGGTCTTTGTAGTCATGTCTTTCTCTCTTTCTAGGTTGATAAAAGGTGGGCTACTCACAAAACCAGGTCATGGATGAACCCACATAATCGCCGTCGTCTGCTTTCGCCCTGTTTGTAACTCTATCACAACTTTTACATACAAGTCAACTCTCTACTAAATGCTTTCTGAGATCGGCCCAGCTCACGCCCGTCCACGGCCACCGGGCCAGTGCGGGAGTGTCAACGCCAAGGGTCGCCAGGTCAATCGCCTGCTCGCCACAAAATAGCAGTAGCTCGGACCGGCTCGCGTGCGTAGTCCCGGCCGGTTGGTACTGCACCAAAATGTAAGTCGGGCAGCGCAGGTCTGCGTGCTTGATGTGAAAGGCGACCTGATGCGGGGACAGGTTTACCTTGCGGCCGCGTTTGACCACCTTGAGCTCGACCATCACAAACAAGCCATGCGGGAATGCCAGCAGGCAGTCCGGGATGCCCAGGTTTACCCTGGACTCAATCCGGGTGAAATGGCAGTTTGGGAGGTTCTCTTTTAACCGCTTGTACAGGTTCGCTTCCGGTTTCAATGCCATCGTTTTCTTCCTCTTCGGGCTCTTCCTCGATCTGCTTAGGGGTCACGTCCACAATAGGCCCGACGTTGCCGCCGTACAAGCGTTTGATTTCTTCCAGCTTGCGCATGACTTCTTCTTTGCTCATGCTGTCAATTGTGCCGTGGCGAATTTCTTTGCGGTCGATGTAAATCGAACCCAGGGCCTGGCCCCTTCGGTATTCAGCCTGAACGGCCGCGCCATACGCGCCAGCTTGCAGCGCCTGATCGCGAATAACCTGCAGGTCTCGCATGTGCCGCTCAAACGTAGTACCGTACTTTTCGCCCAGCTCGCGCCTTCGCTCTTGGATCGCGGCCACGATATGCGGGCAGGTCTCGGGGTCGGTCAGGTCACGGGCCCGGGTCTTTGCCCATGTCTCACCGTAGCCTGCGCGGATCGCCGCCTCTTTCAAGGTGACGTGGCCGTCGCCAGCACAAAACTCTTCCACAAACTTCCACTCCTGAGGTGTCAGGACTTTTGGCTTGTGGGGCTTGACTACGCCGGTCACCCTGGATTCAACAACCGCAGGCCTTCCGCCCAAGCTCTTGCCGGCCAAAAACTTCTCGTCCTTGGAGGTTCCTTTGCGAGGCATCAGGCCACCCGCCAAAGTCGCCAGCCTTCGCCATGGCGTCGACAGGTAAACCGCGTGCCGGGATGCCTGCGTGAGTACATGTAGGCAGCGCTGCGCAGGTTCTTGATCCAGGTGGCATCCAAGATCATGAAACTGTCGCCAATGGCCATATCAGGGAATGGGTAGCGCTCGCGGGGGTCAACGCCACCAGGGAGGGGAATGTTTTTTTCGATGTTCATGCCTACATTGTGCAACAAAACCACACCTAACGCAACAACAAGGGCAAAAAGGGTCAAATTCAGGGTTTTAGTTAGGAAAAAATAGACCAACGTATGAAAAGTTTTTTTCAAAAAGTTAGCTCGCGCGCATTTTATGTGAATTACACACCATACACCTGTATATCCATACTGTATTAACCTAACCCATTGATTCACTTACCTTATTACACCATTACATCTATTACGTCATTTTCAACACAAAACTTTTACCACGTAACATATATTTTTTCACTCTATATATATCCGCGAATTTGGCCCCGGTCCGTGGTCCTCGGCCCATTTACCTCTATACATTTACCGTTTATCTCTATACAATCACCCATCACCACTCTTTTTTGGAGCCTGAACCATGTTACATCCTTCGATTGAGCGCTTGAACGAGCTTTTTGACTATGAACCGGGTGGAATGGGGGTGTTGATTTGGCGCGTGGGCCGTAAAGGGCGTGCCGTGGGGTCAATTGCAGGGTATGAGACCCCGCGCAACGAGCTTCGTGTGAACATTGACGGGGTGTCGTATTTGGCGGCCAAGGTCTCATGGGCCTTGGACATGGGCTACTGGCCCGAGAAGCGCTTGAAGTTCTTAAACGGGGACCGCACAGACATCCGCATTGTCAACCTAGTGGAGACTGACCGCACGGACGGCCCGGGACGCTAGGTCACTGTAACCCCGTCCCCCACCACTCCCGGTGCTCCCCCGACAGCATCTTGGCCGCCACCTCCATGGGCAGCAGCTCGCCAAACTCAATCTCCGTCACTTCGTTAAACTCCGTGATCCGTGGGTCTTGAATCACGGGCCCGATGAGGGCGTACTTCTGCCCGCCAGCGGTGATGATGACCACTTGGACCATGGTCCGTGGATCGAGGGCCTGGATGATGTCCTGCAGAGACGGTGTCACTTGGGCACCTCTGTCCACCCAGCCCCGACTTCCTCGTTCTTAATGCCCAAGTCCAAGGAGAGTTTCTCGACTTCATCCCCCAAACGGGCGTTTTCCTTCTTAAGCCCATGGATTTCCGTGGCCAAAGCCTCCATAAGGTCGTTTTGTACCTCAATCCTCCTGCGCAAACCGCTGATGTACTCCTTAGTTTCTACGCAGTCGATGAAAACGGGAGGCTCTTGTGTGGAGAAAGTAGCGGGTCTCATAATATTCCTCTAAGTTGTTTGATAGCTTTTAACAGGTTTCTAAATCGGGTCACCAGTTCGTCGGGGGTCATGTGGTTTCCGCCTTGAAGTCGACATTTGACATTTTTAGCATTTCAACATACTGGCATAAGCGATCAAACACCATTGGGTCCAATGCAACAACTTTGTTTTCATGGTGATTGACCGCAAGCCATATCTGATAGCCATCAAAGCTGGCGTACACGCCATCACCCAAATAAGTTTCTTTTTTATCCATTGTTTTTGTCCTTCAATTTGGCTTCTTTATGAAACTCGTCGCACCCACACCCCGCACACGCAAGATGCTTAAGGTCAGCTTCAGAGAGTATTGATGTAAATTCCTGCGACCCGCATTCGTTGCAAGCCCATACCCAACCAGGCTCTTGTGCTGGCTGTGCTGCGTCCGGTTCATATTCTCGCTTTGCTCTGTAGTAATTCGTTGTTGCAATCCACTGCTTCAACTGCTCTTTTTCACTTATGACGTGTGCTGGCTGTGCCAAGGCTGCTTTGATGGCGGTGATGGCTTCTTCTGCTTTAGGGTTTGCAGTTGTCCATAACGCCTCAAGCACGGTTTCCATTGCTGACCGTTGAATTGTGATGTGAGTCATTCTGATTCCTTAATTCCGTGGGCGGCTTCGGCGGCATCAATACCCATGTGAAATACGTCATAGATGCTCATTGGCTTATGAAGCAAAGCATTTGGGCCAAGGTGTTCAATCACAAGCAAGCCACGAGCATCATCCGTCAGCGGCTTGCGTTGTTGCGGGGTGGTGTAGAGAGGTGTTGAACGCTTAAACCCGTGGTAATCATCAGTCTCATGCGTGTTGTGCCAATAGATAATTTTCTTTTCTTCATCAAGCCACGCTACAGGCTCTTGTGCTGCAAGGGCTTCCTTAACGGAATCCAGAGCATCTTTAACCCCTTCGTCATAGCTCTGCATAAGAAGTTTAGTTAAGTCTTCTTTCATGTTTGCTTCTCCATTTGTCTGAATAAGTCATTGGTGGTTCTAGCCATAGCCCATCCCATTCTGAACGTGTCATTTACTTTGAACCCAGTGATTTCTTCGTATCCTTCAATGGTCGGGTAGGCGTAGTCAGGCTCTTGTGATGGCTGTGCGGGTGGGGTGGTGTAATTTTGCTCAGATTTAATTGCAAGAATTACGTCAGGTGTGCCACCTCCATCAGACAAAATTACTTCATAAACCTGACCATAGACACGGTGGTCAATGTCATCCTCGCCCGTTGACACATCCATGCTGACTTCCATGCCCATAATCTTGTCGTGCCACGCCACAGGCTCTTGCGCTGGCTGTGCCCGGTTCACCTCGTCAACAAAATTAGCTTTTACATCGCCGACAAACTTTCCAACCGTATCGACCTCATCTAAAAAATCTTTACGTGCTGGCTGTGCTGCGAGTTCTTTGCCTCGATGTACGCCACTCATGTACGCAATGGTCAATTCATCGCCGTTGTCAGGCGCTTGTGCTGGCTGTGCCAAGGCCATGCCGCCAACAACATCAATCAGCCGTTTGATTTCAACCACAAGTGCTGATGTTGTTTCAACGTCCACAGGTACAAATGCGTTCGGAAATAACCATTCTTCTTTCATATCTGCCACTCCTGCGCTATTGAGCACCAGTCCGTGGGCCATGCACCGATGATGGTGTAGCCCTGCACGATGTCTTCTGTAGGCTCTCCCATCTTGTAGTAATGGTTTGGCCTAAACGACATGAGTTTCTCGTCATCGTGTTGCAGTTCAACTGTTATCCTGCGTTTCTTTTTTGCCGTAGCGGGAACGTCTTTGATTATTTTCATTCTGTTTCCTTTTCTATTGGCACATCACGCCATTCACCTTTTGGTGTATTTATTGGAATGTCACCCCATCCCATATTTATGCTGTTGTCCTGTTCCCACCATTGCTGGAGAACCCTTTCAACACGAAGAGAGAAATTTGGAATCGGCCTGTTAATCCAACGAAGTTTTGGTGTTGGTATCATTTTGTTTCCCCCCTCGCTTTCATCATTGCGTCTGCTACTTTGTAAGCCCTGTTAGCAAACTCCTCCATAGTTCCTTGTGTAGATGGTTCTGAAATCAGTCCCTGCATAGCCTTGGCTGCAAAATAATCTCGCAGGGTCATGCCTGTGTTCATGTTAGGGAGTGGAAATGCTGGTGTGTTGTTCATTTGAAAATTCCTTTAACAGCTGTAAAAGTAACCGACGGCGAAGCAGGCAATGGCAAAGAGGCTCACGTACTTCAAGAGCGTCTTCAAGCCTTTCCACATCCACTCAGATACGCTAGGCGTTTCCTGTTCATCCTCGACCAGTTGGATTTTTATCTTGCTCATAAACGTGCCTCCACTTCACCGCATTGCAATAGGGTCAGGTCGTCACTGGTAGTGTCCAGGACGCGGTCGATAGCATCATCCTCACTGTAGGCAAGCACCTCCACGTCGTAGCGGTGGTTCTTGATTCCCTGCACAGCCACGGTATATTTTTGCATTTCCATCAAAACTTCTCCTCATAAAATTTACCAATCACTTCGGCCAGCTCGTGGATATGAAAGTCCCCGCCCTCGCCGCCTGCGTCGCTAATCCAAATCATGCCGGGCCGCAGGCTTGGTTGAAGTCTCCAGCCGGCAATTTGTACCTCGTAGTGCTTGCGCCCTTGGGCATAGCCGTCATGGTGCCCTTGGTCATAGGCCACCTGTGCCTTGCACGCGTCCTCAATGGTCATAAGGGTGTACTTTTGGCATTCTTCCCAGACAAACCTGGCGTTTTTTTCGCCGAGGGATTTGTGTTCTGCTTTGGTCAATTGGGACCACCATTCTGTAAAGGTCATTTCTTTTGCTCCTTGAGCCATGCTGCCCAGCTCGCGCAGGTGTCGGCCCCAAACGCCTGTTTGAAATCCACCTGCAGCTTGACCGCTGCCGTCTCCAACGCGGCGTTCCAGCCGCTGACGTAGTACTTGTCGATCTTGCTCTTCAACGCATGCTCTAAGTACTGCTCCATGCGCGCAGGGTCAATCATTGGCTTGTCACTCATGACCGCCCCCTAAACAGGCCCGTGATCCGTGACCAAACCAGCTGGCGCACTGTCATGTTGGCCAGCTTGCCCTCCAGCTCCATGGCCGTGCGGCCCAACTCGAGGTTCGTGAACATCAGCGCGTCGCATTCCTTCTCAGCGTCCATGCGGGCCTCTTTGCGCCCTTCACTAAAGCCCTTGGCATAGGCCTCTTCTGCCACCTCTTTAAAGGTGCGGCGCTTATATTTAATTGTTGTCATCTCAGTTCTCCATATATTCAAAGATTTCATGCTCAAGGCGGGCCAGGTCTTGCCCCGTCATCTTGCGCTCCAGCCATGGCGCGGGTTGGCCCTTGCGATCGAGGAGTTCCCAGTCCCCGTCCCCTCCCTCTGCCGGGTAGCAGTTCTCAGGTGCGCCGCCAAGGTAGGCCGGGCGGTACTCGTCCCATGACAGCACGCGGATGATGCAGGGAATGCCGCAAACGGTGGTTTCAAACTCTGTCATAGCGGCATGTCCCCGTGCCATGGCTCGTCTTCCATGCGCTTAAGGTTGAAGATAAACCGGTACTGCGGATGCACCTTAACGAACAGGCGCGCGTAAAACGCAATGTGGTTGTTGCAGATTTTAAAGTCCGCGCCGGTGGTGACCATGGCCACCTCCCAGCGGATGCGGTTGATGATAAGCCAGTGGCTAATCTTTCTGTGACCCGCGTTGATGG